ACGCGGGAATAGAGATCTAAAATATCAGGATCAAACTCTGCACTAGGCGTTGCAAGGGGCAAGATTTCATTCTCACTAGCACTTGGAAAGGTCTCTAAAAACACATTCCAATTGATAGTCAAAGTGGTAGCGTTAGAGAGCCCAGAAAATATTGCACCTGACTGGTGAACATTGTGGACTCTAAAACCCGTCATCCCACGAGTATTTAAAGCACTAACTATACCTGCAGGGAGAGGAAAATTAACAACGGAAGCAGCTAAACTTCCTTCTTGATCGTCGTTTCCGTCACCAATAATAACTGGGGCAGAAGGGGCAATCATGACAGCTGGATTTTCAGTAGTATGAAAAGCAGCAACGCTGTATATCCCATCCTTGGCCTCCCATTGTCTCGAACCAGACAATAAGAGGGCTTCTTGTGTGTTTGATGGTGGGTACCGAACATACGGCCCATCCCAAGTACACGAGGATATTCCATCTTGGACTTGCCAATTTAGATTTTGATTCTCGTTTGCCATTTGCCTATATCCAAGGACAGATCCTTGAACATTCAGCTGCGATGTGGTGTTATGAACTTCAAAACCCATCCCAATCAACCTAGTGACACCCTTAGTATAAACTTGAGGCATCTCTAAAGTTGCAATAAGTTGCGTAGCAACTGTGGGAAGTGTTATCTGTAAATTGGTTCCAGTTTGCACATAGTACATCTGTAACCCACCTACCTTGGCATTAGCAGGCGGTGCGGCTAGACTAGGGACTGTCAAAATTTGACCACTACGAGCTGTAGCAACTGTAAAGTTGCCAGCTGCATTAGCGTTCTGATTTGAAGTCAACCACGGCCATTGGACAATATGGAGATCCCAATTGCCAACGACACCAGCTGGTACCCCAATGGTAACTGATTGCTTAACACATCGAATGACGGAAGCTCCAGTTTGCACATCAGGCCAACCTGCTAAGTTCTTGAGTTGATGGTCGTGAAAAGGATCAAGAGCGGCAATAAACCAATCTTTACCCTGTTCAGATACGACACCATTATCCACAAGACGTCTCATTAAACTCTCAGCTCTAGTGACTTTTGCTGTCATCTGGATCGTTGTTTTAAAATTTTCATATTCATGCATTATTCAAAACAAGATACCGACTGTTTGTGTAAAAGTTGAAAACACAAACAGCCATACAACAGATAACAGTCTAGTGCATCCCACGAAGGGACTCACCAGACTCGAACCCTAAATAGATTCGACGAAAAGTACTCCTAGAGTCAATCTCCAAGTCGCAGCTTTGCAGCGCGTCATCAAAGATGTAATTAAGTTTGGGATGTTTATCATAAAAGAATTTGAGATACTTTACAGCTTCTTCAAATATATCTTGATTAGGATAAGAATTAATCACCAAGCACATTACTCTGAGAAATCTTATGAGAACGTCCTTATTATTATATTTTTGTACAAGAGAAGAACAAATCTTCCCAAAACGCGGATAAGGAACATACATATTCGACTCAAGGTCAAAATGTGTAAAGGACCCAAGGAAAGAATGCTTATTATTCAGTCTTTCACCCGGCTCTTTGAGCGACCAGACTTGCGTACTGGGTTTACACTCAAGTCCAAATTCACAATAAACTTCACGCTCGAAATCTAAAAATTCCTGCGGAGATTCAAACCCAAATTTATCTAAGTGACAACCACCTAGCTTATCATCTGAGTATATCATAAGTTTAGCATTTTGGAAAATATAAGTCAATTTAGGAACTTCTCCCATTAACATTAATTTTTTCGTAAAAAGATAGACCATAATCACAAAATGTGCAATAGAATTATCTGTTGTAGTGTTATTGTTTCCAGAGTTATTACCAGTTTTACGTTTTACAACATAACCATTAGGTAACAAAACAATGGGATGCAAATTACTCTCAGTAACACATTCAACAAGATCCTTATAGTGACCTAAAGGGTCATCAATATTTGCATTCCGGATCATATAAACAAACTTGAGAAAGATTTTCCGGTCATAGCCAGAAATATCACTCTCCCAAATAAATGGAAATTCTTCAAGAGACTGTATTGCTCGATTGAAGCCACCATATTGTTTAACAAGGCCATACTTAATCCAACAATTGGCATAATTTTTTAGCAGCTTATCATTTTGAAGACCATAACAGAACTTCTCACGATAAATTCCATGAAAGGAACCTCCAAAGACACCTCTAATTTTACCTCTCTCGAGATCATCAGCATCAAGGAGTTCATCTTTGTCATTATAAGCACTTATTGCAGGATACGAAAGATCATAAATATACTTAACCAAATTATTCTGGTCATACTTGAGCACATCATTCTTTGAGCGTAACTTATCTTTAGAATAAGGAAGGCCCGCAGAAGTGGAAAGATCATATGTATGATCATCATAATTATGGGATGGAGCAGATTTAAGAAAACGAAAATAAACTAAAC